CATAGATTAATGGATTTTTAACATATGCAACTTCTAAAAATTGAGTTAAAGTTTTACTGCGATAACTACAAACACCAACAACACCATTTGAATATGAAATTTCAAATGATCCTGCTGTTGGGAATCCAACAGTTGAATCAACATCTATGACAGTTCCACCAACACTAACTCTACCAACAGGCCCTTCAACATTTCCAATTACTTTTGTTTTTGCGTGTGGTGTAAATGTTCCACGTAATAATTCCTCAGAACCTTCAAAATTTTGAGTAAATGAACCATCAATACTAATTTTAAAATAACTGTTAGTTAAAATTCCAACATTTATTTTTTCTACATTTGAAACAGGGGCGTATGCTTCAGAAATGTTTTCATATTCATCTTGGAATAATGTTTTATTGAGTAAATCCTCTGGTTCTCCAAATAATGGTTCTACTATTAAATCTCTAGTTCTTCTCCAGTTAGCATTTGATGGTGATATTAAAAACTCTTTTGGTTTTATAATAGTAACATTTTCATTATATAAAGCTTTAAACAAAATATTAAAAGATTCATCAGTTCCTCTTGTTCCATATAAATCTTTAGTTTGTTTAAGAAATTGTTCACTCAATTCTGGTGTAAATTCTTTACCATCTAAACCTGGTGCTAATTGTTTTTTAATTTTCTTTAAAAACTCTTCTAAGAATAAAATACTTAAGTTTTGTACTTTATCTCCTTGTTTATGTGGTTCTGCTACAGTTTTAGAGAATAATAAGTTTTCTGGATCATCATTATTTTCATATGAAGAAACACCACTAAAACCTCTTTTACAATTAAAGAAATTTGAAGAATTTTTTGATTCATATGTTATAATTTCATTTCCAATCTTTAATAATCCAAAAGTGTCTGGAAATCCAGTTGTTCCAAATTCGTTATTAGCTAAATTTCTTGAAGTTTGTATTGTGGTGTCAGTATCTGATATATCTGTTGCGAGAACTGACTCTTTTGCATATCTTCCTTTTTTAAATAAATTAGCTTCACCTAATTCTGATATTTTAATATATTGATCAATATTTTCTATTAAATCTAAAACCCCACCCTGAACTTCTTGACCAAAATAATATTGGGACAAAAATTCACCAACTAAAGGAAACTCCTCCTTTACATAGTCGGGTAATTGGCTTTTTACAACCTTACTAAATGGAACTTTTTTAGATTCTGGCATCTCTAATTTCTTACGATTCGTTCAGGATTGTAACTAGGGGAAACTGTATAATTTGACCCTGATGGATCTAAACCAGAGCTAATTTCATCAACAATCATTTCAACACTACTTCTATCTAGTTGTAAATAAAGATCCTGTAATCCAATAACATCATTTGACTCAGGACATGCTGATATTTCCAAAATTTGTTGACCTTTCTTCTCTTTTCCAGAAGTTATGTTGATTGGGTTCAAAGTTATTCTCCCCTTTTTATAGTCAACGGTTCCAATGTTTCTTCTTCTTATTATTGGAGTTGATCCATTATCGCTAGGTAAAGAAAATAGGTTTAAATTTCCTGTTTTCTTGTCACTGAATGGAACATCGAATAAAAAGACATTTTCATTGATATCGGCAACTTTAAAAGCACTAGTTTTAATGTTATAGCCTAACATTGATTTTATATGAAATTCATTACCAAAATCAATTGCATATTCTGCAAAACTGTTAAGTGCAAGTCTCAAATCTCTTCTAATCTCAATAGTTGTGATATTTGAAGTTATAGATTGATGACCTTGATCAATAATTTTCAAAAATTTGCTATATTTGAATCTAGCACCATATCTATTTAACTCAGATGATTGAGCGTACTTATTGATATTATTTTGCACCACTGTCGATACAAAAGAAGCATTTGGAGCTAAATTTGTGTTATAATATACTTTACTTTCAGTTTCAATAAACAAATACTTAAGATCTAGTATTTCAGGAACTATTCCAGCAACTGCATATTTTTTTAAGTCTCTTTTTATATTTTGTTTAATTGCATTTGATACAAAATCACCAGTTCTTGGTTTTATGCTTATAAAAACTTTTCCAAACTGAGGTGGAACTAATTCTTCACCACCAAATACTGAAATTGATTCTGTTTCAGGAAAAATTTTATTTGGTATCAATATTTCATAATCATTTGCTGTTAAGGCTCGGTTCTGAGTCGAATAAACTTGTGGTGCGAACTTTCTTATGGAATCAACGCTTTCGATGGGTTCACCACCCGTAGAGGGGGCATCTGTGGTCACTAGGGATATACCACTAGTGACGGTGGAAGTAGTTCCATCCATAGTATATGCTAATTGACCACTAAAATTAAAATTTGATATCCCATTAGCAGTTTCTGCATTTGTAGTAATATAATTTACGGTAATTACATCACCTTGATTTAATTTTCTTCCAAAAACACCATCACCAAAAATTAATTCATATCTTTCATCAGCCACTTCTTGAATAAAGTAAATATTTGAAGTTCCAGTAACAGTTTTTCCTGTTGTAGGATTAAATAGATCATCCTGACGTGAATAAGTTACAGAGACACTACTTCCACGGTTTGAAGCAACGTTTACAACCAAAGTATCAATATCAATACCCGAATTTGTTAAAATAAATTTTTGATCTAGGTTTAAGAGATCAACTTCAAAGCTTTGTGTAACATTTATACCTTCAAACACTGGACAATCAAAAAATTCAGCAAATCCATCCTTTACTGATACTGTTTTATCTTCAGTTATACCAAAAACAAAGGATTCGTTACCAAATTGGTTCCCAGAACTTACCACAGGGCCACTTTTTAGTGTTAATGATGAAGGGGATACACCAAGAGTTGTTAGATCTACGAAAAAACTTATATTTGTTCTTGATGCCTTTCTAGATCTTGGTAAATATCCAATATTTCTTGCAAGAGCGACTACATTTTCTCTCAGAGTCGCACTATCGATGAAAACTTCATTCGATACCATATTGGCATTGTATGAAGTGATATATGTGTTATATGCTAGTACATCAATTATTGTTGACAGGTTGGATCCCTCAAAATCATAGTCCGTGAAGTTGGAATTTGATTTTATGTACTGTGTTAGTGTTTCTTTAATCTGATCAAAGTCCAGATTAGCAAAATTTAATAGGGCCATCTATCGTGTCGGTAACAATACGAATTCTAACTGCTGTGGAGGAACATCTACTCCAACTATTTTATAATTTATCCTTACATCGAATTCATTATTCTCAAAATTGGGTTTTACATCAACTTCAATCAATTTTACCCTTGGTTCAAAGTTACGAACTGATGTTTCAATCTCATCTTTTATTTGAATAGAAGAAATTTCATCAAGATTCTCAAATAATACCTTAGATACGTTTGAACCAAAGTCAGGATTGAAAAATTTCTCTCCTGGTGACGTAAAAACTATGTTTCTGAGTGAACGAGCAATAGCAGCTTCATTTTTTAACGGAATTAAATCGTCATTTAGGGGATTTGCCTTAAATGACATGCTTAAATCCTTAAAACCTTTGCTAATTCTCTCTACAGGCACAATATTACAGCAATTATATTTTATTTATTAAGGATTTATAACTAAAATTCAGTCAAAGTAGTATATTGATCCTCATAATCAAGTCCATCGTCCTCAGAACGCTCATAAAGTTCAGTTTCAGACTTAGAATCGCTCTTTTTTGGTGTTAATTTGTCATTTGCTATCTCTCGAAGCATTTTTTGATGCTGATGATTAGCTAAATTGTCTAAAAAATCATTACTCGCTGTCATTTTTTCTCTCCTTACTGGTTTTCCAGAAATAATTTTCGTCATTTCCGAGTCCATCACGATCATGACCGTTCTCAACCTGATAAAATACCGTTGAAACCTTGAAATCAGGTACTTTTGGTGTTTCAGGTGTTAAACTATTGTCATAAATTCGTGTTCTGTTGTTCGGATACAAGCAAAATTGACCATTATCAAGCTCAATTAGGTTATGGGACTTATGTTCAGGTGGATTTTCACTAGTTGAGTAGTCAACTAAGTCAGCATCTTGGTGATAATTGTCCAAAGTGCAGATATAAGTGCCTGTTTGTAGGCCATAATCCCTTGTCATTACCTCATAATGCATAGATCCTATGAATTGTTTCTGTACAACGACTAATCCATAGTCCATACAGTTCCAAAATTGCAGATTATGCAGTTCCATATCAGGATCTGGTTTCTCAGGAGACGATAAAAATGCCGAAATTGGCAATTTATCATACATTGCAGCGTACTCAGGTAGATATGTTTCAAAATAAAAAGCACGTCCAGGTATCGATTTTGCCGAAACCCAAACGCCCTTTACATATTCACCATGACCACTCTGATGATCAGTCAAATATTCCTTACGAACCCATACTTCATAGGCAGGAAGATTTGCAATAAGACAAGGCATACAAGAAAATTACAAAAGTGTAGTTTTATTTAGTCAACATCCTTCCGAATCATGTATTAAACCCTCATTTAGATCTAATTCTATGAATACAGGAGAAGGAGATTTGTGATGATAGACCTCTACAAATGCATTGCAGTTAGGACATGTGAGGTTTGTGACTATATCATAGTCATTGTTGTCTTCATCTAAGTCTTGATCTCCACCCCAGATAAGATCAGACTCACAGTGCCAGCATTTCATGATGTCCAACGGGTAACGGTTAATTCAATGGAGCCATCGTCCATTTCCCACTCTTCCTGAACTTGAAATCCCTCTTCCTTTACAGTTGAGTGAACAAGCATTCGGGAGTATTGTTGATTAACCTTATCTATAAACCTTTTGACTGGAACATTTTCACTCCATGTTTCAAGATCAGTTACTAGTTCATATGTACCCGTAGTTTCATTAAGTCTAAAACCTATATCTTTTGATATGGCTAGATCAGCATTTACTACTTCATGATTTACACCATGAGCACCAGTTACCTTTAACTCTTGATTCTCTTCTGCATAATATCCAAGAAGTTGAAGTGCTTCAACCAGAACTTCCTTCTGTGATATTTGTGTTTTGATCGTTGTGAAGTGAGACATTTTCTTTGGTTGCGTAGTATTCAGGTTTATGAAGGACATGAGTTACTTTACCCAGTTTGCGATCAATATTTGAGGTGATGTTAACACACTCATCAGAAACGGCACCTATAACTTCTTCAATTACGGTGCCGTCTTGTCTTATAATGAACTTTAAAATTTGTTGTTTGGACATGTTACCAAGTTTTAGCATGAGTGTTCAGATCACCTTCAACATGATTATGATCTATCTCATCTATATGAGCATGATCAATTGACTCTATATGAAGATGTTCTAGAGCACTTGCGATGCGCTCTAGACTATTTGCAATACGTGAGATGTCATTATTACTGTAGGTCATCTTCCTTGTCCTCTGTATCTTTTACGAGCCGAGTTACGCGACGTTGGCGCAATCTTCGTTCTTACCGAGGAGCCTTGACGAGTTTTTTTAGGTGTTGTTACAACAAAGTCTCCCGTAGGACTTACCATAGTTTTAGCCATAATTATAAGGAAAGAAGTTTTTTTGCTACTGATTCGTCTGTTGCTTTGATTCTATATTGAACCGAGTCACGCTTTGAGAGTTCTGTAAGGATCTCAGCAGCAAGATCCCATAGCGTTTCATTAGATAATGCGTGTTTTTTCATGTCCTACACGAATCCGTGGATCGCACCAGATATCAAAACCAGCATCCTTTGCAT